CCGGCGCCGACCGGATCGACCTGCTCGCCGTGCAGTACTTCGGCGACGCCCGGATGTGGTGGCACATCGCCGACGCCAATCCCGAGATCTTGGACTGGACGGTCCTTACGCCGGGCCAGATCGTCAGGATCCCGAATGCCTGAGTCGACGCCGGTATCCAACCTGACCATCTCCGGCAACCGCATCAACAACCTCATCAAGCGCGTCGAAGTCCGCGAGGGATACGGCGTGCACTCCATGGCGATCGTGGACGTCACGACCAGCGCCAACAGCTCGGCCTACCCCGAGCTGGCTCCCGTGGTTCTCGACTACGGCCGCAGCCCCAACGACATGGTCCGCTGGTACGGCTACGTGCACCACTCCAGCGTCCTGGCCAGCGGCGGTGCCCAGACGGTCACCACGCGGTACGTGTGCATCGGCACCACCCTGCCGCTGAACATCCAGCGGACCCGGTCCTGGAAGAACGTCAGCCCCACCTCCATCGCCCGCCAGGTGGGCCGACAGAACGGGCTGCGCACCGTCATCTCCCCGTCCTCCCGGCGCCTTACCTACTGGGCGCAGAGCGGGCAGAGCGATTTCAAACTCCTCCAGGACCTGGCGCACGAAGTCGGATTCCGGTTCTGGGTGGAGGGAACGACGCTCTACTTCCTCGACCCACGCATTCTCCTTGTGGGACAGAACGCGCAGAACATCCCTGTGTTCTCCAAGAATCAGCAGCCCGGGGTTATGGACACCTTGCGGGAGATGTCGATCCTGACGGGCACCATGGTTCCCCGCGAGAACGGGACGACGGGCACCAGCAGCATTTCCGGACTGGACGCGAAGACCGGCCGGGTGATCAAGGCATCGTCTGCGTCGAATACCGGCACGGCCGCATTCCTCAATTCCATATCGACGGCCAGGGCCGTCGACAACTACGCGGATGCACAGGCACTTATGGAGGCCCGCACGCTGGCTTCACGGGGCTGGATCACCATGCAGGCCACGCTGTACGGGACGGCAAAGATCGTCCCGGGATCTCTGGTCGCTGTCACCGGGAACTCCATTTCCTCAGACCGCACGGGCCGATGGATGGTTACCGGCACCAAACACGTCATCAACCGGGACAAGAGCAACTCGGGATGGGTGTTCACCACAACCGTCGATGCAGAAAGAGACCAGCCTTACTCGGTAACATTTCGAAGCGACGCGAACAAGCGTTTCAAATTCGACACCGTCCCGGCTGTCCTGAGAAATCGGCAGTTCTGGGAGTCGAGTCTTCTGGAGGATATCAATGTCGGCTGAGCCCATTTTGGGCATGTACCGGGCGAGCGTCGCCAATAACCAGGACCCTCTCAACGAGGCCCGGGTCACTCTGCTGATCCCGCAGGTCCTGGGAAATGCGGAGAGCGCCTGGTCGGTTCCGTCCTCGCCCACCAATACCGTGCCGCCCGTCGGCCAGTCGGTGTGGGTGCAGTTCTCCGGCGGTGACATCACCAGGCCGGTCTACGCGCCGCTGGGCATCAAGGAGGTCCAGGACCAGGTCGGCGACATCGGTTCAGGCACGGACGTCCTCCCGCCGAAGGAGCCGACCGCGCTCAACCTCACCACGGTGCAGTACGTGACCGCCGAGGGCGCCACCCAAGCCAGCGTGACAGCGATGTGGACTCCGCCGACGGAGAACCAGGACGGCACGAACCTGGTGGACCTCTCGCACTACCTCGTCCAGACGTCCTACGACGGTACGAACTGGGGCGGAGGAGTGGCCACCGAGGACACCCTGATCGTCTTCGACACGCTTCATACCGGCGCGGACTTCTTCGTCCGCGTCCAGGCCGTAGACAAGGCCAGCAACGCCTCGCTGTGGGCGAGCGACGACATCATCACGGCGTCGTCCTCGTCCCCGCCACCGGTCCCGAGCACCCCGGTGGTGCTTGGCGTACTCGGAGGCCTGCGCGTTACCTGGGACGGCCGGGACACCACGGGCACCCTCATGCCCGCAATCTTCGACCACGTACAGGTGCAGCGGGACACCAACCCGGCGTTCCCTGCCCCGGTCGTCGTCGGCACCCTGACCGGTCCGGACTTCCTGTACGACTCCATACAGAACTACGGGTCGGCCTACTACTACCGGCTGCTCGGCTACTCCCGGGTGGGCGTCGCTTCCGCGCCGTCCGCTTCGGCTACCGGCACCCCCAAGCAGGCCATCGCTCAGGACATCCTCGACGGTGCACTGACCACAGCGAAGATCGCGGTCGGCGCCATTGACAACACCAAGCTGGCCGCCAACGCGGTCACTGCTCAGGCTGTTGCAAACGGTGCGATCGAAGCCGGGAAGCTGGCCGCCCTGGCGGTCGGCACGATCAACATCGCCAACAACGCAGTCACCGGCACACAGCTCGCCGACGCCACTATCGGCTCGGCGAAGATCATCAACGGTGCCATCGGCAACGCGCAGATCGCCGACGCGGCCATCAACAACGCCAAGATCGCCGACCTCGACGCGGGCAAGATCAACGTCGGCACGCTCAACGCCGCGCGCATCGCGACCGGATCCCTGGACGCCTCGAAGATCACCGCCGGAACGCTGACGGCTACGCAGATCCTGGCGGGCTCGATCACGGGCGACCGGCTCGCGGCCAACACCATCACAGCCAACCAGATCGCGGCGAACACGATCACGGCCAACCAGATGGCAGCGGGAACGATCACTGCCCAGAGCGGTGTCATCGCCAGCATCGACGCGTCCAAGATCACCGTCGGCAAGTTGACTGCAACCCAGATCGACGCGACGAACCTGGTGATCTCCGGCGGGAACGTGTCCGGCACCGTGGCCAACGCCACCTCAGCAACGACCGCCACCTCGGCTACCTCCGCGACCACCGCCACGAACGCGGGCACAGTCACCGGCTCCATTGGTGCGGGGGTCAGCGTCCCAGCCGGGCAGTTGAGCAACGGCACGATCCCGACCACGACCACGATCAACGGCGGCTCGATCAAGACCGGCACCATCGACGCCAGCCTGGTCACCGTCACCAACCTGGACGCCAGCAAGATCACCGTCGGCAAGTTGACTGCAACCCAGATCGACGCGACGAACCTGGTGATCTCCGGCGGGAACGTGAGCGGCACGGTGGCCAGCGCCACCTCGGCCACGTCCGCGACCACCGCCACAAACGCAGGCACAGTCACCGGCTCCATCGGCGCGAGTGTCAGCGTCCCGGCCGGTCAGTTGAGCAACGGAACCATCCCGACCACAACCACGATCAACGGGGGGTCGATCAAGACTGGCACGCTCGACGCGAGCCTGGTCAGCGTCACCAACCTGGACGCCGCAAGCATCAAGGCCGGGACGCTGACCGTCGACAAACTTAGCGCGGGCTTGCAGGGAACCGTCGGCCAGAAGTTCTACGACTTCGGCAACTCGGCGAGCAAGTGGGTCAACGGCCCATCCGGTACCGGCACCATGACCACCGTCAGCGTCAGCGACGCAGCCTCCGGCGGGACTGTCATGCGCTGCGTCGGATACATCCAGGGCGCCCGTCGGCCGGACATGCTCATACCCTTCGACCCGGGGGTGACCTACCGCGTTACCGCCCGGGTGCGGCAGACCGTCGACAACTCCACCCCAGGCACCAACCAGACCGTCTACGCAGGTGTCACAGGCATCGCAGCCGACGGTGTGACCCTCGTCAACATCTCCGGCGCCAACAGCACCGGCAGCCAGGCCTACGCAGCCGTGAGGGCCACACCCCTGACCACAGGCTCCGGGTGGATTACGTACACCGGATATATCAAGGGCACGGCCGCGACCGGAGACGCTGGTCCCAACCCCAACCCGACCTCGCCCATGAGGCTTCACCAGAACGTGAAGTACATCAGCCCCTGCCTGTACCTCAACTACTCGGGTGGCACAGGCACCGCCGAACTCGACATCTTCACCATCGAGGTCGTCGAGACGGGGCAGGTGGGCTCCACCAACATCAACCTGGGCAACGTCAACGCCCAGCACATCTCCCTCGGTGCAGTCTCCGGCAACCTGGTGACCAACGGCGGCTTCGAGGACACCTCCCGCACCGGCTGGACCCTCACCCAGAGCGACAGCACTCTGGCCACCACAGCGGCCAAGATTGAGATCGCCCAGGGCGGTTACCCCGCGCGCTCCGGCCAGGGCAAGGCGGCCCTGGGAGTGAAGAACACCGGCACCGCGACCGTCACCAGCAACGCCTTCCCGGTCGTCGCGGCCGAGACCTACATGCTCCGGTACTGGTACTACGGCATCGGCCACCTACACGTCACCTTTGAGACCAGCCCGGACAACGTCACCTGGACCGACCAGATGGCGGGCGTCAACGACATCACGTACAACGCCGCCTCGTACACCGAGGACATCTTCGAGGTCACCATCCCGACCGGTGCGGTGTGGGGCCGCGTCTCCTTCCAGCAGTTGAACCCAGGCTCCTACGGTCTCTCGACCACCGCGTTCTCGTACATCTGCGTGGACGACGTCATCGTCATGCGCGAGGGCTACGGCGCCACCGACATCTCCGCTGGCGGCCTGCGCCTGTACGGGCCGGACGGCACGCTGGCCACCGAGATGACCACCGACAACGCCCACGCGACATTCGCAGGTGGTGCGGCGGCCATCGACTCCAACGGTGTCGGCACCTTCAACTCCCTATGGACCCCGCAGCGACCTGTCGGCACGGCCAGCGACGACCCCATCGGTCAGATTTGGTACCAGGGCAAGGAACTCTCCGACCTGCTGTGGAACCTGCCATGGGGAATGGTCACCTACGAGCGAGGGTGGACGGGCAGACCCACAGCCACGACCTACTACACCACCGACACGGGCATCATCGAGCTGGCCTTCACGGCCGTCGAGGGACGGATGTACCGCATCGTCGCCCGGTCGCAGTTCGACCTCAACGGCGGGACCGGTGTGCAGGAGTTGGAGACGTACGTGAACGCCTCCGGCACGACGACGGTTCTTAACGGATGCACGACCATCAACCCAAACGGGGTAAGCCCGAAGGTCACTGACACGACCATTGCTCGAAACATGGGCATGTTCTACGACGGCGCGGGCTCGGATGGCACGTGCGTGGTCGAGGGCATCATCGTGTGCTCGTCCGACGCAGGCGGTCTCTACGCGTCGAACACGGCCCTGGCTCCAGGCGATCACCGGATCCTGTGGGTAGGGGCCATCCACTCGGGCAATGCCACCGGCTGGGGTCTGCGCAACTACAGCCCCGCGCAGTCCTCGGACTTCTACGTCGAGGACATCGGCCCGGCCGTACCCGAGGGCGGCGTCTACAACACGGGCGGCGCTGCGGTCACCGCGACGAAGACGTACACCAAGACCTACAACGCGGTGTGGTCCCGGCGATTCGGTAACGCAGGTAACACCGACGGCACGATGTACCAGGGCTACTACTCCGGAACCTGGGGCACCCAGAAGTCGATGGTCGGATTCGGTACTCAGCCGTTCACAGACATGGGCTCCACGGCGAAGGTCTCCAAGGTCGAGATCTACCTCTACGCCAGCCACTGGTATTACAACGGTGGCGGTACCGCGCATATCGGTGTGCACACCCAGACTGGCGTTGCGTCCGGAATGGCCTCCAGCAACAACCTGACCGTTTCATCGTGGCCGGTTGGTGCAGGCAAGTGGGTTACTTTGCCGTCGTCCTGGAATTCAGGTTGGAACTCCGCGACCCCGTATCGTGGAATCACGCTCGGTGGAGATCTCGGCTCCAGCACCGACAAGACTTACTACGGCATCTTCAGCGGTGTCGGAGACAGCCACCCGCCGCAACTCAAAATCACGTACACGAAGTAGTGAGGACGTCCCTTTAATGACCGACATCACGATCTCTATTCCCGACGAATTCTGGCCCCGAGTAGCAGCGTCCTTCCACGGCATCTACGTCGACTCTCAGTTGGGCGACCAGGAACTCCTGGAGTACGCGTTCAAGTCCTACGTCAGGGACAACTGGCTGTCGTGGGAGCAGAACGTGAACCAGAACGCTGCCTCGCCGCTCTACAACCAGGCCGCCCAGGACTACAACGCCGCCAGGCACCAGATAGACGTAGACGTCGCCGCACAGAACGACCAGGTGCTGGCCGACGGGCAGGTAGCGTTCCCCGGCTTCTGATCTGAGAACGGAACTGCAATCTCGGTAGGCATTCCTGGGAGAATGCAAGCATGCCTACCGAGATTGCAGTTCCATTTCGACTCGCGTCCGACGGGAAAGTCGCCGTCGAGACGAATCCCGACAGGCAGATCGCCCAGCATGTCAATGCGCTCGTCGGCACGCAGCCGGGGGAGCGGGTCATGCTCCCGGACTATGGAGTCCCGGTGGCCGATCTGCTTTTCGACCCTGACGCGACCTTTGTCGCGCAGGAAATCAGCCGTGCCGTGACCTCTGCATTCGACCGGTACGAGCCCGGTGTGCTCCTCCAGAGGGCCACCCCTATCCCTGATGCCTCCCAGATGTCGCTCGCCCGTATCGAGGTCGACTACATGCGCCGCGAGGCCGGGGCGTCCCCATCCAGCCTGTCGCTCCAGACCAACACCGCTGTGGTGCGTGTGGGCGGCACCGTAAGCGAGGTCATCAGTGGCTGACGTACCGGCTATCGACTACACCAGTCGGGACTACGAGGGCTTCAAGGCCTCCCTGCTGGACTACGCCGCCCGAGCCTTCCCGCAGTGGGTACCCGGCTCCGAGGGCGACTTCGGCGTGCTCATGGTCGAGCTGTTCTCCTACCTCGGGGACAGCCTCTCCTACTACGGTGACCGGCTCCAGCAGGAAGCCTTCCTGCCGACCGCGACCCAGCGCCTGTCTCTGCTTCAGATCGCAGACCTGCTCGGCTACACCCCGAGCAACGGCGTACCGGCCACTGGCACGGTCACCTTCCAGACGTCCAACCCCGGCCCGGCTGTCCTGGTACCTGCGGGCACCCAGGTCGTCACCGATTACATCGACACCATCGACAGCCCGGTCACCTACGAGACCGACTCCGACATCCTGGTGCCGGTCAACGGCGGCAAGGCCACAGTCCCGGTCACCCAGGGAGTCACCCGCAGCCAGGTCAACGTCGGCACCAGCTCGGGCCTGCCCGTGCAG